ATCCCTGATCCTGCAGTAATCGTGACAAGCTCTCCGTACCGGATCCCGTGAAGCTTTGATTGTAGTCCTTGAAATGGATAGTCATGATCTGATGGAGGAGACGGAGTTGTAACAACATCGAGCAGTGTTTTTGCGTCGATGATGCCGTCAGGTTTGTATTGGGTGTGTGCGTAGTTACATACAGCTCGGATAGCCTCGCTGTCGTTAGCCTGTAAAGCGTCTGAGGCGTCCTTGTAGTCCTCTAGAAAGCCGATGAACACCTTGCCAGGTGGTAACACACCGGCGGCATCTTGCGCGGCCTTCTGGCCGGCTTCATCGTTATCAAAGAAAAGGACGATCTTGTCGTAGTAATTGATCCATTCATAGTTATGTTGGATCGCTTTCTTTGCAGCAGGTGCACCGTTCGGGATGGAGACCACGTCCCAGTTAGGCTGTGCCTCCCAGATGGACAATGCATCCATCTCACCCTCGCAGATTACTAGCTTCTGCTCTTTCTTCGTTGTCTTGTGTCGGAAGTTTTGCATCCCGAACAGGGTTTTTACCTCACCCTCACAACGAAACTCTTTGTCTTTGGTCTTGATCTTTGCGCCAAGTAGTGAGCCAGAGCTGTTGTAGTAATGGAAGCGTAGTTGTTCTCCGTCCTTATAGGCTTTGAACAACTCACAGGTTCGTTCTGAGATCCGTCGCTTCTGCAGCCTTCCGGCTGAGCCTTGTAGGTGGACATCTCGCATGTGATGATTGTGGAAACTTTCGGTGCCATCACCTGGTGTATGAGTGTAGCACCTAAAACAGAAAATGTGGCCGTCGTCGTACAGGCTAGCTGCATCCGACGACCCGCAGTGTGGACAGGCCATATGCCTGACGAACTCACTGGTCATAGGAGCCAGTTCAATGGGATATTTGCAAACGAGCACCAAGGTATGTCGAGTTTCTCGCAGTACTTGGCGTAGGTCGTTTTACTTTTTTTAGAGATAGTGTTGTAGGGTGCCTGAAAGACCATGCGCAGATCAAGGTCAGGATGTTGAGTCTTGACTGCTTTGATCTTGCGCCGGTCTGCAGAGTCCCAGTAACCTTTGCACTCCAGGTACACGCCATTCGGAAGAATAAAGTCCGGGCTGTACTTGTGTTCGATTACATAGGAGATCTTTTCGGTTTCGTATTCATACTTGACACCCAGCTCGACGAGAAGATCAGCAACCTTCTCTTCGAGTCGGGATCGGAAAGCCATCAGTCGTCCAAATGTTTTTCGATGATAGCTTCCACCACTTCAGTTACAGCACGCTGCATTTCATACTTGAAGTCGTTTTTGTCAGCCTTGTAGCGGGTGACGCAGATGGGAGGGAGCTGGATGTCCAGCGTACCCTTGTACACACCTGTCACCTCGTCCTTGGCTACGGTGAATTGAAAATCAGAAGTCGTCATCGGGCTCTCCTGCGTCGTTAGAAACGTTAGGGTCACCGACCTTGAAGCCTTCGGTCTTGCCGAACAGCTCAGCCACGTCAGCTTCGTCCATGTCACCGGTGTCAACACCAGCGGAGGATGCAAGCGAGATGACCTGTACGGCCTTGAGCTTCAGGCTGGTGCCGTAGGTGACGCCATCCTTCAGGATGTAAGGCTTCTGGAAGAAAGCCAGCTTTACCTTGGAGCCACTGTACAGCGGCGTGCTTTCGTCAGTGATCAGCGTGCCTTCGGTGTCTACCACAGGCGGCTTGGTCTCGTCATTCCAGGTGAACTTGACCTGGTACTTGCCCTCAGCTACTTCCTCCCAGGGCTCAGGCTTCATGACCGAACGCTTGGGATTCTTGAGCTTGGACTCAGCCCACTTCAGGGACACAACGCGGTCAGCTTCCAGCTGATCCACGACCTCTTGATCAACTACAGCCATGAGCTTGTAGCCGAACTTACCGGGTTGCAGTACAGCCTGATAACCTTCAAGGACAACGGGCTGTTCAGTTTTGATGATGGTGCGTGCCATTTAGCAGAAGAAATAGGTGGATTCGATAACCGATGCGGGTTCTAAGTCGTCAATCATCGGTGGGTCAGTCTCTGCGCCAATCTGTTGCGCAAAGGATGTCAGGTAGTCATGCTCCGCAAAGAGGTGCATGTATGTTTCACGAACAATGGCTGAAAGTACAGACATGTCAGTAGCACGACAAAGAACCGAGTCGTGTATGAGGGAAATCGGAGCGTCGAAGCGTAGTGCAGATAGGTGCAGGAGTGATGCATCAAGGGAGTGGATAAGATTGGGCGCTGTTGCGTTCTTGTGGTGGTTCTTATCTACCTTGTCACTTGCACCGGTGGCGACACGTACTTGACAACGACCAAGTAACTGCAAGTCAATCTGTTTGACATTGGGTTTCATCAGTCGTTGAGTAACAGAGAAGCCAGAAGGTGTGGTCCATGTAAGTTTATCAAGACCACGGTCAATAGCATTGCTGACCTCAGACTCAATCCAAGACATCACAGCCATAGGTCCAGGCACAATGCGATCCATTGCAGCCCGTACGGCTTTGACAGTCTCAGTCAAGTCATCTTTCTCAACTTCGACACCCTTTTCCTTCAATGCCTCACGTATGTATCCACGATTGGAGAACGGTTTAGCATTGTAAGGTACGGTCATCACTACTCTTTTAACAGTTTTTCTGTCCATGTGAGGCTTGACCGTTGCTGGTACATGAGGTGCAGCCGCTTCTGCGACAACCTTGTACGCATCCTGAGGTTTATCAGAAGGCAATACGTTAACCAGCTTAGCAGTGGATGCATCCCTGGCAAGACCTGCCAGGATCTGAAGACCACTACATGTAGCGTCTGTAGCTACAGGCAGAGATGTGTGCTGTCTCGTACATGCTATCACACATGCATGATACTCCTCACATGCTGCCAGGAACTGCCACGGTTCATCTGCGACCTCCCACTCTGGAAGGTTACCGATGGGATCTGTTGCGACCTTGCTGATGATTGTGACGTTGTCACGTACCCAGGCTAGTCGTTCAGACATGGGAGCCTTGTCAAGTCCATACGTTGTAGCAACTTGGAAGGCTAACCAATCCTCAGCTTCAGGTGTCATAAACGACATCTCATGAAACTTAAGGAGTGACTTACCAAAATCTGTGTCTTGAGGTGTCAAGAACGCAGGGATAGGATAAGCACGTCCACGATAATCAAACGACCACGGAATGTAGAACTTCTCGTATTGTTTGAAGATCTTCACTGCGTTCATTGTCATCCTTGTACGGCATGACTTGACGAACGCTTGTGCATTGATGTTACATACCTCGGCAGCTCTGCGACGATAGTCCTTGCGTGACTCTGCATTATCTGCAATGTCAACAGGCTTGGGTGGGAGAGGTATTTCTACGACAGGGATAAACTTGCCGACCTCAATACCACGTTCTTGAAATGTTTCTGCAACATCTACGATGAACGTGTTGAGGGTGTATCCTACCTTCTGAATCTTGTTCAGAAAGTCGATTGGTGTTTCTCCCTGTATAAGGCAGGGATCGCTCCGGCGTACCATGTCATGTCCACGCATGACCTCGTTAAGCAAGTAACCACCAGGGTTTTCGTTGCTCCAGTCGTTTGGCTCGATCAGCATCGGCCATGCTAGCGGGCTGAAAGCCTCAGCATTGCACATGACCTGGTCCTTGATCTCCATGAACTCAGGTGTCGGCACAACGTAGTTGTAGGTCTTTCGACCCTCACGACGTGTGTCACGCATGAACCAGTGTGATGTCTCGCAGATGCAGTCAAGCAGCCAGCCACCTAGTTTGATGCGGTTAGCTACTCCCCAACATTTCCAATGTTCAACATCATACCTGTTCATGAGAGTTGTTACGACCTTGACCTTTTGGTGTGTACCAATAGATCTGTGGAAGTAATTCTCTTTGATGGTGTGTAGCAATCCAGGTACGTTACGCTCATAGAAGCGCATCATACACTCGTTCTCGATTGCCTGACCGATTGCGTCCGTGACATTCTGCACCGTGCTGTTGCGCGGCTTAGAGCTGAATACCTTATCGAACGTTACCTTGCAGGCAATAGATGCAGCAGCCTCAGGCTCGATGTCCTTGAGGAAGTGACGTATCTCACGGAAAGCTACGCCAGTTTTACCTTCGTGGATTCTGTGATTAGTGTGATCAATACGCTCAACCACAAGAGGGATAAGCTGCTCAATAGAAGCCACGCCGTACACACTAGCCGAGGCATAGTCTTTGTCCTCAAGTTTAGTTGTGTTATCACGTAGTTGTTTGAGTCCTTGAGCTATCTGTTCACGCTCAAGTTTAATCTGTGCTGCAATGTCTGCGAATTGTACCAATCACTCCTCGTACTTGGTGGTCAGGTCATCGATCACCTGCTCGTGCATGAGCTGGATGATCTCATCCTTGTGTGGATGCATGTCAATCTCGTCAATCAAGGTGTCGAGACGGAAGTTGAAGGTGGCGTCATTCATCGTCGTCAGGTCCTACGTAGTGAAGTGCGTCGTGTGTACATACAATGAACTCATGTGTCTGTTCGTCCATGAGTTTGAGTATCTTCTGCTCAGCAGCATGTTGCCGCTTGTAGATGTACTCTTTGGTCTTGAAGTTCTTGAGGTTAGTGGTGCGGATGATACACGCTACATCAGCAGGTAACTCCCAGCCAGCAACCTTCCACTCCATGATCTCCTCAAAGGTGTGAGGATGGAACGCCTCATCAGGTGCGTCCTTGAACATCTTCCAGTTGTTCGGGTGGTAGGGTTTCTTACCATTCATGAGTTCTAAATACGTTGACGAGTGTAACTTTGCGATCCATGGACAACTCTAAGGCATCCCATGCGGCTTCCTCAGCGTTGGCGGCGAGTATGTACATGCTCTCGCCACTAGATAGCCATACCTCATACTCATGTAGTCTTGGGCTTTGCCGTGCGACGGCGAGCTGGTCTTGGTTTGGGTTTTGCATCAGGCTCCATGCTAATGTAAACATCTCGTGTAGCCAGTTCTTTGTAGATAGAATCCCAGCGATGGTTCTTGTCTCCGTAGTGGTGTAGCCAACAAAGAATGGCGTTCTTGATAAAGTAGTTGTCGTCTAGTGATTTACTTTTTTCCATAGTATTTAGATGTGATTCGGTTAGAGCGCTGCCAGATGATAGCAGTGCTGAACAATCCTACCATACCGATGATGGCAAAGATGATGTTAGATTCAGACCAGATCATTTGCAGTAAGAAGGTTCGACTTTACAGAGTTCGGCCATGCGCTTGTCTTGCATGTCCTTGAGGTGATCCATGGCTGTCAGGCCGATGTGTAGCCCCAGCAAAACGATGATTGTGACGAATGTGATTCTCATTGGTTGTACTTGACGGTGAGAACTTGTGGCACGGATTCACGTGCGTCCTTGCTGACACACTGGTCAGCGATGAAGTTGTATGCACACTGTAGTGCATCGATGCGCTGATCCCATGCCTGCATAGAGTACATGTCATCAGCCTGTTCACGTTGATCCTCTGCATAGCAGAGTTGTTCGTGAATGTATTGCAGGTTGTCCATGATAATACATAGCCCCGCTCAGTGCGTGGGCAATACCTGGGCAAGGGTTCGCACCTTGCCACCCGCTTGAACGGATCAGGCTACAGCGCAGGCTGCATCGACACGCTGATGACAGTACATCTCAACGATGCACCACACAGCTTTCTCTTTGCATTCCTGCAATGTCCAGAACTCGCTGGTATCAACGAGGTCTGTGTACTTGAGGCCGTAAGTATCAAGTTCATCCTCGATCTCGTCCTCGTACTTGTCAAAGAACTCCGCAAGTTCTGTCGAGTAGATGAAACCGGAGACACCACCGGAGCAGCCGTAGTTGGCTACGTCCTTGATCTCGTCCATGTCATCGAAACGCTCAGCAAGTGCGTCGAACATAGGTGACACGTTGTACATGTGATGTGTTACGTAGTGTGTGCATGAAGGGCGTAGTGCCCAGGCTCATGCCAGGCATTGCACCTGGCAGCGGGCTATGATCCCGTGAGCTGTGCCTGTCAGGCAGTAGCGTA